CCGTCTTTGCCAACATGAATCTCATTTGCGTAGATAGAGTAGTTACCTACTGTTCTACCAGTACCACCGTTTGCTACGGGCAATGTGCCAGAGGTTATCTGGTTTGCGTTAATTGCAATTGCTACATTAGATGCGCTAGTAATCTGTCCTTGCGCGTTAACGCCAATTCGAGGAACAGAAGATGCGCTTCCATAGGTGTTTGCTGTAACGCCTGTGTTGCCAATATTAAATGTGTAGGAGGGAGACTCTGTTAAACCAGTTCCAGCAGAGTATGTAATTGGCGCACCAAATTGCTGGAACACAATGGCGGTAGTTCCAACTGTAATTGGCAGGGGAGTCTGTTGCACCCAAGATGTATTGGCGTTTGTGGCTCCAGCAGTAACAAGGAAAAAGTCACCAGCATCAATTTGGTTAACGCCTGTTCCTGCGGTGTTGTAATCTGTTGCCCTTGTAAGAATGTAGGGAGTGCCAGCAGTTCCCACCTGAGTAACGGTGTACACACCATTGTTAGCACCAGCCGCTTCATTCTTTACCAATACGCGGTTACCCGCCACAGTCAGCGTACCGTCTACGCTCAATGCGCCATTAGCGTTAGCCGTTAAAGTTGCACCAACCCCAGATGCACCGTTGTTATAGGTGTTGGCAGGTAGGGCAGTTGTCGTAGCCAAACGGCAAGATTGGTGAAAGTTCAGACCAGCAGAAATTCCATCCACATAGGTTTTATTGACAATATCATTGCCAGTAGATGGGGCCGTGGTAATTGTCCCTGTGGTCATGGTGACCGAAGTAAACGTACCAGCAGCAGGAACGGTTGCACCAATAATTGCGTTATTGATTGTTCCGCCAGAAAGAATCGGCGTATTGACCGATGGGCTGGTTAATGTCTTATTGGTGAGCGTTTGAGTTGCCGTATTGGTAGTAACCGTATCACTATTTACGGTAGCCGAAGTGGACGCAAGAGATGTAAAAGCGCCAGCAGCAGGGCTAATAGAACCTATGGTGGTTCCGTTAATTGCCCCGCCAGAGATGGCCACAAAGCTTGCGCTCTGCGTGGACATGGTTCCCAATCCTGTAATGTCGGTGTTAGGAATAGTTGCGGAGGCGGTTAGAGCAGAAGTTCCTGTTCCCTTAACGTATCCAGTCAATGTAGCAGCACCCGTACCACCAGAAGCCACGGCAATCGGGGCAGACAATCCGCTGATGGTTCCGCCTGTAATAGCTACGGCGTTTGCATTCTGTGTGGACATTGTGCCCAAGCCAGTAATGTCTGTGCTTGGGATGGTTGCAACACCCGTAACGGCAGATGTTCCATTACCTTTCAGGTAACCGCTTAAAGTGTTAGCGCCAGTTCCGCCGTTAGCAACCACTAACGTACCACCCAACGATACAACGCCGTTTGTAGGAAGTGCTGGGGTCAGGCCAGTAGTTCCGCCATCAAATGTAGTTACGCCATTGCCTTGAGCAAAAGCAAGCCAAGTTCCTGCGGTATAGCCCTCAAACACTCCGCTTGTGGTGTTGTATCTAATTTGTCCAGTAACGCCAGCAGGTTGTTGCCCAACGGTTCCTTTTGGAATGGTCATGCCGCCCGTGCCAGGTATTGTGGGATCGCTAACTATAGATATAGTTGGACTACCAGCGCCGCCATCTCCATTGACAACACCTATCTGATTTGCTGTTCCATAAATTTGTCGGCCAGCAATAGTGGTTCCACCGACAATTGCCAGCATTCCAGTACCAGAAGCAGCCGCTACCGCCGCGGCAACGCCTGTAAGCTGGAAAGTAGGATTACCTGAGACTCCATCACCATTTGTGACGCTTAAACCCAAACCAGAGGTAGAAAGCGTCCTTGAGGCTACGGTAGCACCAGAGGTCTTGGCAATCATGCCTGTAGAAGCTGATTCTAGGCTTCCAGAGGCCCCATTTAGGTTCAAGCGTAGGTAAGACTGTACACCGCCATCCGTGATGGATAAACCCGTATTGGTGGACAAATAACGACTATTGGGAAGGCTTGGCTCTAGATTCTTGGTCAAGAAGGTCTGAGTCTGGCTAGGCGAGGCAGCAATAGCGCCCGTAGTGGTTTGTACGGTTACGCCATTTTGGACAACGGGCACAAGCTCAGTGCCTGTAATAGCACCCGCTGCTGGCAGTTGAGAAATTTGTACGTTTGCCATGATTACGGACTCACATTCAGGTTATCAAGGTTCCCGTTATTTTCGGGCGTCTGTGTATTCTGCTCTGGAGATATTACATAATTGCCATATCCACCAGTTGTCAAAGAATTGTCTTGTACAGCCACGCTTTCATCAGGTCGTGGAAATCTTAGGTTAATTCTTTCTGTCTTTCTAGCCGCCAAACGGTACGGATCAAAGTTATCTTTACAGCCCTCATCACAAACACGCAGACCAGGGAAGTTTGGGTCTGATTGTAATGACACAAATGCTCTTTTCATGCGGCATCTATCGCAAATTGCTATTGCAACCGATGTAAGACCAGAAGTGTCAAGAAATGTAGGCATTACCGTGTGTAAACAGATATGTTGGGCGCAAAGTAGATGGGCGACTTATCGCGCTCTTCTTGTTGCACCTCAAACAGGTACTTATCAGCCATTTTTTCAAGATATTGGATGCGCCCAGCATCAACTTGGGGCAATTCCATGCTCATTCTGTGCGCCAACATCATCTGAACAGCCTCATACCACCTTTGAGGGATCTCTAGCTCACCAGAAAGCGCTCCAACGTCCATAATTTGACGCTGATACCAAACTGTCATCTGAATAAATGGGTCACTAGGCGTTGGCCATAGGTAAACAGTAGGCTGTGGGATGGTTCTATCAAACCAAAACTGAAACGGCTGGTTTGCTGTGAAGTTTTTATTGGGCAAATTGGTGTAATCATCACGATTTAGGCGTGACATTTGGATTTCACGGCTGTTATTGCCCACAAACCACTCGCGCAGAGCCAATGTTGTGTTGTTGTAAGCGCGAATTCGGTAGTACATGACCGATTGGCCTGGGTCAATGTCAGTCCACACCCATTGATTGTCAGTAACAACTATGCTTCCGAGGTTGTTTAGGGTGTTCCATGTAACGCCATCAACCGAATACTCTAGCGTGATCGACCAAGTAGCCGATCCACCCCCAGCAACATAGGGTAAAAAGCCAATAGAGCCAGCGTATATGGGATTATTGGTGCCGTAATTAACAGATATGTTGCCATTGGCGCTTGTTTGTTGACAAACTGTGTCAATGTTTGAGTCGTAAACATTTGCAATTACTCCACCAGCAGAGCTTGTGTATGACCCAGAAGGTCGGTTCATGGAGCGATACAACACATTCAGAACGTCTATGCAACCCACGGGCATGGTGTAGATGTATTGGTCAGCCTTTAGACCAAACACTTTTTTATTGATTGCCCAGTAGTTGATGCCTTGATTGGCAAGGTGCGACAGCAAGAAATATAAAGATTGGCGAGCAGATACGATTTGCTCTGAAGTAAGCTCTTCAGCCAATTTTCCGCATCGACGAGCACCATGATCAATCAGATCTTGGACGCTGATAACGGTCTCTCCAACTGTGCCTGAATAAGCCATTCGTTACCTCACCATCCTGGGCAGTCCCAACGCTTCAAGGATGCTTTTGCCCTTGGAGCGTCACCTTTTGAATGCTCTACAACCCCGCTCATGCGCGAACAAAACGAGTCTTTTCGAGCGCCGCCCTGTGGTTGCGGAGCTTTCAAATGACTTCCTGTCTCACGATTGTACTTAGCCCTACCCTTTGCGGTCAATCCAGCGCCCTTGTCTACGGACAGTTTTTCTCCGCGGCCAACTGCTAGGCTTGGGCCGCCCTCTTTAAACTTCTTGCCTTTATCGGCAGCAGCAAAGTCTTTACCCACTTTTTGAGGAATACCAACCTTCTTTGCAAAGCTTGGGTTATGCGCTACGGCTTCCATGAGCCTGTGTTGGGATGCTGATTTGCTAGGCATGGCTGTCAATCCGAATTTTTAATAAGAACAATTTCAAAGAAACCCGCCGCTTCATTGTTTGCCGCCCCGCCAATTGCTTCGCAGAAGAATATGTTCCCATGTTTATCTCCTGAAAAAAGCAGGGGCCGAAGCCCCCACTCTCAACACTTTACAGAACCGCCACGCTTTTTAGTGGGGGAAACCGTCACAGACTTCTCGGTTTTAGTTACGCTGCCAGGCTTTTTATCTGGGCTGGTAAAGAATCCCTTTACGCCTTCATAAACGCGCTTTGGGAATCCGAGAATTGCGTCACGAGTAGCTTCGTTATCTGCTTTCTCAGCAGCCTTCTCAGCCTCCATGCGCTTGGTTTCACGAGCGATGATGGGATCAACCGCACCGCCCGTGTCATACTTTTTTACTGAACCACCTTTTTTATAGGTTCCAGAAAGTTGGTTAATGCTAACGGGACGTGCTGGACGCTTATTTCCCTGCGGCATTTCTACAGCCGCTCCATCGTCCTGAACTGCTCCGCCCCTAGCAAACTTTTTTGTGGCACCACCTTTTTTGTAGCCACCAGCATTGGATTTAGCAACGCCACCAGTAGCATAGCCACCGCCATTGCCTTCTTTCACTTCGCCAGTTTTAGCTGGAGAGCGATCGGGCTTTGTTGTGTCCATCTTGGTGTCACGGTAAGCTCCACCTTGCTTCTCGGTGTTGATGATGCCGCCATCTTTGTAGCCGCCTTGAGCGTTAGCAACGCCGCCAGTCTTCAAGCCCTTGTGAGCTTTGCTAGCAGGTTTGCCTTCGTGAGATTTTAACTCTTTCTCAATTTTACCCATCTTGGCCATCTCGGCTTTGTGGGTGGCTTTGGACTCCATTTCACCGCCTTTTTTCATAGCTGGAGGAACAGCCATGGCTTTACGGCGAGCTGCCAATGAGGGCTTGGCAGGACGAGCAGCGGGCATCATGCCGCCGCGTGCGGGCATAGCGGAAGGCAATACGGCTGGCATTGCACCACCCATAGCTTTTTTAACTTCGCCGCCCTTTTTGAGCTTCAATTCAATTGAAGGCTCGGTGGTCATCATTTTGACCATTGGTTTGAACTCAGCCATGTTTTACTCCTTAAACTTTCTGGGCGTAAACCACGGTCAGGCGAAATAAGCCCTGTGAGGTTACGGTGCCATTAGGATCAGCAGTAAATACCACGCTTTGGTTTGCGCCAATGTCTGACATTGCGGTCAGTTGAGCAGCAGTAAATGTCAAGACAGTACGACCAACAGCGCTAGCGTCAGTTGCAGACAAATACTGTGTACCAGCAGCAACGGTTCCAATAGTTACTGGAACGGTTGTGGCTGTACCAAAGGTAGGAACGGTCACCATATCAACCAAGAAGTTGATAATCTGTGAGTTTGCAGGTAATGTGATTGTGGAGCTAACGGCAGTACCAGCAGCTACAGTAGGCACAGTAGTGGTTTGTGTGAGCACAACATATCCACCGTCAACGGTGTCTGTCAATGTGCCCGACCCCGCACGCAGGGTTGAACCAAAATAAGTTTGGGACATTCTTTTCTCCTGTTGAAGAGGGGAGGACTAGCCTCCCCCACTTTCTTTAAACGCCGGGAGTACCGTACATTGCACGCCAGTCGGTGAAACCAACTTGGTAACGCTCGGTAGCCTTGTAACGCATAGAATCGGTTTCAAAGTCACCTTCCATGGTTTTCTCAAGCTTACGACGCATCAAGAGCTTCATACCTTCTGGGGCATCAGTCTGAACCCACCATGCGGTTGGGTTGGTCAAACGTGACAGAACAGCAGCGCCCTCGTCCAGCAAACCGATAGATTTGATCGGGTTGATGTCGTTGTTGGCGTTACCAGCACGCAGAACAGACTTCAGCAAAACCTCAGCTTGGAACACGTTGCCAGGAGCAACCACCAATTGACGTGGCACCAGACGGATTTTCTTGCCGTTGTTGTCCACAGCCTGACGAATCTGGATCAACATCTGCTCAAGAGAGGTCTGTGACAAGTTAGCAGCAGTAGCCAACAGGTTGCTTGCAGTGCCGTTCACGATGGGGTGTGAAGCGCTGTTCAGTTGCACGCCGTCGCCGCCTGGGTAGGCCGAGTTAAACGCACGGTTCAACACGTTAGCAGACAGAGTTTCTTTTGTCTCAATCAAAGACTGAGCCAAGTGACGAGCGTAAACTTGACCGATGCGGATGTGGTCACCGTCCTCAACCAAAACTTTGGTCAAAGCGAATGCCAAACCAAAGACTTGGTAGACATAGCGCTGGAGGAACAACACGCCACCTTGTTGGTACGACACTGGGGTGCCGTCTGGCAACTGAGGTGCTGCACCGAAACCGTACAGGACGGGTTCTTCGTGGTAGTTACGTGGAATGCCTTCCTGCTCGCGGAACACACGGCTCCACTCATCAGTGCGCTGATCATAAACGCCGTCGAAGCATTCGTTCAGGATAGGTTCAACAATCGAACGAAAGTCCGTACTTCTCATTGGAGCTGCCATGATTCGTCTCCTTAAACAGCGTTAGTAGTTGCTTGGAACTGCGATTTGTTAATCGTAGCGCGCACAACTGTATATGAATCGCCCCAAGCGTTATCAACGAGGGGGGCCAAGTCCACAATCTTCATTTGGGCTGTGTTACCAGCGCCAACCAAAGTGGTGGAAATAGTGCACTGAGACAAACCAGTGACATTGCTGCCAGCGGTGGTGTTGCTCAGGTCGGCTTGATCGCCAACAGAAGTTTGTGCCAAAGAACCGTCAGCTTGAATTTCATACACGATGTTAGGATCATTGTAGAAATAAGCAATGCATGAACCAGTTTGGTATGCAGTGCTAGCGGGCCAGTAGTTGGACACGCGACGACGACCAGTAGTGTCAGTCCACTCAACACCAGCAAAGGCACCAAGGAACGAGTCACCAGCAGCGGCGATTTGGATTACGCCAGTAGTAGCCAACTTTACGGGTTGACCTTTCAGGATGTCGCTGGAATAACCAGAGACGATACCGCCAGCAAGCGCTTGGGCGCGATCCAGACCAGATGGATGGAACGCAGGGCGCATACCGAACGGAGCATTTGTAGAAGACATAGTCTTACTCCTTTTAGTTCGATGTGTATTGGCTATTAAAAGATTGGAGCCTCTACACGTTGATCAATGTTGTCCAAGCCTTCGCCTTCAATTCGACCCAACGCTTTACCGTTGCTATCGCGTCCAACTTGCTGCTCCGCCTGAAGTCGAATCTTGTTCGCTTCCTCAAGTGGTGCATCGTGGTGAAAGTGCGCCATAATATCCTGATAGATATCCATCGGGATTTTGTGGAGCAACATCTCGTTGCACGCAATAAAACCAGTGTGTTCGCCAGCTTTTACGCGATAGTTCTCAAAGTTTGGAAATTCCTCGGCTTTAACGGGAACATAACCTATGCGAATACGCTTATCAATACTGTCATAACTATTGGTTGTCGATAACCAGCAAAGATGCCATCCTTTTAACTCTGGCGTCTTGGGCAATGCGCTTTGTGTCCATTCATCACTCCACATCTTGCGACGTTCCTGAGACGACATGAACTTCTCTTCGGGGGCAGCGCGGTCTAGATCTTGCGAAGATCGGTTCTCACGACCACCAGCGGAGAGAGATTTCTTTAAACGAGATTCCATTTTTAACTCCTATAACCTTGAGATTGTTTAGATTCAGTTGCGTAACGCTTAATCATTCGTGCTCGCTTGCTGGGGTCATCCCAGAAGCCAGCATCTTTCATGGCCCTCACTTGCTCAGGGGATAGAGTAAATGAGTTTTTACTGCCACTAGAGGCGATGTTTTCGCGTCCTGAACCCGTCACAATACTTCTCGGTTTGCGAGAAGACCTCTCGTCATGATTAACATTATATCTATGCGGTAACCGTTTTAGCAAGCGGTTATCTAACTCCTCCCAATATTCAGATGAATTGGGGTTCCAGCCTTCTTTAACTAATTTCTGATCTATAACTTTTGCTATTTCAGAATCTTCGTCTTCACCTTTTGGGTCATACCAAGGATTTCTATCCATCCAACGTGATGCTTGACGCTGCATCTCTGCATTATCTTGTTGGATAGGACGGTCTTGAGTAGATTGATTTGCTTGGGTTCTGAGGTTTTTTAACGCCTCAACTTGGCTGCGAGTTTCGTACCACATCTCTTGAGCCTTGGCCATGGCTTCGCCATCACCAGAACTAGCTGCCTCAGAGATTTTCATGCGGGCATATTGCAGTCTTAACTCTTGATCCTCGATTGTTTTATCAATTCGGGCAAGCTCAGAACTGTGGGTTTTTCGCTCCACTACCGCAAGTCGTTCTTGTAACTCTTGGTTTTGGCGCTGAAGGTTTTGTAACCGAATGTCTTTTTCTACATTCGATTGTTTAATATATTCCTTCTTGGCTCGGCGGCGTGCACGGCGTGCGGCACGGATGGCTTCGGTGTCATCAGGCTGGTCAGCATCATCGTCTACTGCACCACCTTCTGCGGCCTCTACCTCTTCCCGCGGCTCTTGTTCCTCTGTTTGAGGATTATCAATACCATCAGGCAGGTCTACAGTTGCAGAGCCATCAGCGCCTTCAGATACTTTAATGTCTAGATTCTCGTCTTTATCACTCATGTTTTACCTCACAAAAATGCTTTCATTGAAAGCGGGTCACCAGTTAGCTTGGCAATAACTTCATGGTCATTTAGAACCATAAACAATGCTGGGTCTTCAAATGCGTCCTCACCAGGCACTTGAACCTCCCAACGATCTCCGCCCCACTTAGGGACACGGATGTAATCACCCACTTCGCACCAAGTGCCCTCTGGCCATGGTTGCATAGTGTCACGGTGCTTAAAGGCGATTGGGCCTATTGCCAATACCTTAGCCACCATGTTTTGCCATTTCTCTGTTTCTCTTGTTTCTTCAACCAAGATAATTCCAGAGCTAGTTGACTTCTTTTTTGTGCGGCGCAATTGCACCAAAATACGTCCACCAAGCGGCAACGCGCCTGGCTCTACTGCGGGGAAAGCCCACGCCAACTCATTCTCTCGTTCACTCATCATCGTCTTCCTTTAACAATTTATTTAAAATGTCTAAGGCTTGTTTTAAGCCACTATGTTCACCTACAAGGCGTTGATACGTTTCCCAGTTAACAGCGTTTCCTGCTGCAAGGGATGCGGCTATTTCAGCCTGACGTAACTTGATCTCGCCTATAAGATCCGAAATTGTGTTCATTTACTTTTTCTTAGCTTGTGACAGACCTCCTTGTGGTTTTGAGCCGTTTGATTGGCCTTTAGGTTGCATGCTGGTGCCATCAAGCTTTTCGCCCATTGCGATACGCTTGTGTTGTGGCACGTTAATGCTCTTTTGTTCTTGATCACTGGTAGCCATATGGGCCTCCTTGTTTGCTAGTTAAAGTAAGTGCAGTTTTGGTCTGCTCGTTTTGCAACTTGACGGCATCTCTAGTCAAGCGTGCAGATTCGATACGCTCTTTGGTTTCGTTGTCGCCTTGAGCAATAGCCATCTTGAGTTGCAATTCTTCTTGGGCAAGCGCCATGTCGTCTTGATGCTTCTGCATTTCGAGCTGGATATCCGCTTGATCCTTTTGTGCGCGGCGCTGGGTTTCCGCCATGCTGGTATCCATAAGGACTTGTGCCTCTGGAGTCATTGGTGGCTTGGGTTGGAACTGTTGCAGTTGCTGCATCATCTGTTGGATGATTGGCATGATCTGCTGGAAGGTCTGTACGCTGTCTTGGTTGACGTGCTGGCCAGCCAAGGCAAACAGCTTGTCAATCTTGGGGGTAACGTCTTCCACGTCGTAGTCTGTAACAGGCTTGCCAAGAGACTTGTTCACATACCCATTCATGCGGTTGAGATACCACAGGGTCAAGTGCTGCTTGATATGCTCCATTACATGGGGGATAAATGCGGGAGCAATCATTGGGTTTGCGCCAAGGATTGGGTCTTTGGCGAAGTCCAAGTGACTTTGGATGTGGGCAAGATGGTCTTGCTCCATATAAGCAAAAGCAGGTTGCCCGATAGACATAGCCACGTTCTCGTTGGCAGAATCCCGCTTCTCAGGATCAGGGACGTCTTTCATCAACTCATTGACGCCTGGCACCTTGATCTGCTTCAAGAAGCGCTCAATCACAGACTTGCGGTTAAACAGGTCAGGGTGCTTCTCCATAACCTGCATGACGGCCTGTATTTGGGCCATACGCTGCGTTTCAGAGAATATGTGGGGGTCAGACACAGGAACTACGTCTGTGTTGCGCTTGAAGTCTTCACGGGTGATTTCTAGGTCTTCAACCACGTCACCCTTCTGCATGTCGTCCAAGTACCAGCGGTTCAGCCTAGCAAGAACTTTGAGCACGCGGCTTTGGCTTGCATGGAGTCGGGCATGGATGGCAGCAAACACAGCAGCACCCTGCTCAATCAGGGCTTGGGTAGTCCCAACGGGAGCTTGTGCGGTTACGTCAGCAATCTTCTCTTCCGCGGTAGTAATAACTCCCTTGGCGGCTTTCTCTAAGAAGCCCATCAATTGGAACAATACGGGGCTAGGCGCGTTAAAGGGCAGTGGCATGGCAATCTTACGAACGTCATCTACGCCAGGCGCACCTTCAATCTCCACCACTTGGGTGACCTCAACTTGTTGGCTCTGCCCGCTGATCTTGCCGCCTTTGAGCTTCAACATGGTTGGGGCGTTGTTGATATGGGCTGAGTCTAATAAAGCCCTCAGAGAGCCTGTAAGGGCTGCTGCCAAGCCTCCAATGAGGTGAGGCAATCCAACAGCATACGCTCCACGCCATGGAATGAATTTGAACTCAATCAGCCAATCCAGCTTGGACATGGTGTCATCACCATCTTCCCAGTTGCGGTACAGGCCAATGACTTTGCTCTCAATGTCGTCAATCATCAAGATGTAGGGCGCAGACTCTCCCTTAGTGTAGGAATCGTCTTCCAGCTCAAGCCACGTATACACATGGTATATACGCCTTACGCCGTCTTCGTTATCGTCAATCTTCTTGCCCTCAATCTTGTCGGTAGCTTTCTCGGAGCGGGTTTGTTCTGGCTCCATAGTGGCGCGGACGTAATCGGTATCACGATACAGACCTGAGCTGATACGGCGCTTTAACTCCCAATCCGTGATGTCCATCACCTCGGTGACGCGCTGGGCTGTGTAGAAGTTTGCCGCGGAGAATGGGAGCAAGATGTTGTCGATAGGAACAAACTCAGCGCAGGGACGCTTCTTGTTCTCGTCATACCAGATCTTCATGAATTGAGAGCCACCCAAAGGCAGTTGGGTGAGCAGTTGCTCCTGTTCGTCACGGAACTCTTCAATCTGCTCGGTAAGTTGCCAGTTCATGAAGTCACGCTTACGCTCGGCAACCTCAGTCTTCTCCTTATCCACGTCACCTAGAATCTTGGTGCGGGTTGGGCCATCTGGTGGGAACAGCTCTTTAATAGCGCGAGCAGCAAAGTCCACACAGGCTTCAGCCATTACGGGATGGACTACCTTAGAAGCGCCCATGAAGTTAGCACCGCCTGGTGCATCATTGCCCATACCTGTGCGGCGGATGCCTTCTTCATATTGCTTGTCGCGCTGTGAGCGGGCTTCTTTATCCTTGTCAATCAAGCCAAGATAGCGCAGGGAGATCTTGTCCAGCTCCCAAGGGTCTATGTCTTCAGCAAGGTTTGAGTAGAAGTCTTCGTCTTCATCAGGGCCTTTAAAGTTATCCATAGTGACCACAGCAGAGCCATCAGGCAATTCTTCTATGCTGGATTCTTCTAGGTCTAACTCCACCTCCATGCCTTGATCTTCAGGTGCAGGTGGTTCATTTCGACCAAACTCTGGGTCGATGGGGAATTCTGTTGCCATTATTTACTTCCTTCTAAACTTCGCGTCGTTCACGGCCATATACATTGCGTCTAGGTTGACATTGCCACCGTGTTTGAATGGTGCGCCTTGGATAATCTGCCCACCATCACTTATGTCAGGGTCTGTGTTGTAGACAGCACCACCTTCAGCCATTTCAGGTTCTGGGTAGTTAATAGCTTTCCATTGCTCAAACGATAGAGGGTCTTGCTTCTGTGTCATGCCCTTTACTGCTTCGTTGTATTGGGGCATGAGGGCTTGCTTGGCAGCGCTCTTAGCGGCTGCTTCAGCCCGCAGTACAGCTTGCTTCTCTAGCTCTCTTGTAGCTACGGCAGACTTAACTGCTTTGCCAGCCATTCCACCTATACCAAACTTTTTGTCTTTAGTGATGGCTCCGCCCTTTTTCTTGCCAGTCAGTTCCTTCATCATCTCTTCATACATTCTTATTTCATCAATGTGCTGCTGGTCAATCATTTGACGTGGAGTCGCCGTTTGGTAAACGCGAGTTAGATCTTCTGGTCGATAATTTTTCTTGGCATATTCAGCAACATCTGGGAATTCCATCTCCGCGGGAATCAAATATTTTGTTTTACCAATTTCAGAACCTGGAACTTTGGGGATTACGTGGCTGTATGTTGGGTGAGTAGACAAGCTTAAAGTGCTTGGATCAACAGATGGATCAAGCCTCATTTGAGATAAGCCAGAAGTTAAGATTTCTGTGTTTCTCAATTCAGGCTCAGTAATGGCGTGTAATATAACTCTGCCGTCAGGCAATCCAAGTTTTGTTGTGTAGTCTGGCTTTTGCATAATAGCATTGAAATGCTTACGCAACTCAGGGTCAATAGCAAACTGGAGATAAGCAGATTCCTTGTCTTCAATGCCAGGGAAGCTTGGACGCGGGCCAGACTTTTGGGTTCCAGCTCTGATTAAATCATTTACTGCGTTAATCTGAGATTTGCTCATCTTGCTTGTGTCAATTGCCCTTAAGTTTGCATCAGCAAAGTGCATAGCAAAGTTACTGCCCGATGGCCCCATAGCAAGGAACTGGCCAAGCACAGGAGCATCCCCATGGGCCTGAGACAACTCCTGAACACGCTTCTGGAATGTGGCTGCTACTGGGTTGTTTGAAGCCCAAGCTCCCTCTCCGCCCAGCCCATACAGTGGGCCACCATGTTGCGGGGATGGTAGATCAAGCTCATAAGGGCCAGCGCGATGCAACGTCTGGTCGGCAATTGTGGTGTCGCCAGATACGCCAATCTTTAACATTCCCTTTTGCTTTTCAATGTCAGCAACTTGTTGGGCAGAAAGATTAGAGCCAGGCGTAGGCCGAATGTCATGCTCTAGACCTTGCTCCATTTGGAATTGTTTGAGAGACTTGCCAGCAGGGTTGACAGATTTTTTTGGATCGGGGCGCACAAACTCACCAGTCATTTGCTGGGCCATGCGCTGTGCAATGGGTCTAATCTGTTCTTTAGTCTTGGCTGACGCTCTAGGCAAATCAAGGGGCAGGGCAGGTTTGTTTTCAACAGCCTTCGCCGCGGTCTTGGCAGTTCTTTTTGCGACTTGTTTTGCAACCGCTCCAGCAGTAGAAAATTTCTGATCCTCCACTTCCATCATCATGGTGTCAGGGTTGTCAGCAATATGAACGGAGCCTCCACGTTTCATTCCCTCAACGGGGGGCGGTTGAAGTTGGTTCAGCAAGTAATCGTCATATTCACCCTGCGTCATATACTTGCCATTATTTTTGATGAGTCCAGTATTAGGCAGATCACCCACATAAGACCATTGACCGCCCCTTACAAAGTCTTGCACAAATGGCAGGTATTCTTTCTTTGGAGCGGCGTTCTGTTTGCCTTTGATTTGAATGATGCTTGGCTCAAACGGCCCCATCTCAGGCAGATAGCGCCCCATCTGTTCATCGTACCGATACATAAATTTGGGGTCATAAACATTTCGGCTCTTCATACTGTCCAGCACTTCAGGGGGCAATTCTTCCGCCGTCATCAACCCAGTTTTATCTTGGCCCGGCTGCACCTCCACCGTTACATGAGGCTCTCCCCTAGCATCACGCAATGAAAAGATGCGTGAGCGGCCTTCTAATACATCAGGGCAGTAACCACCAACGCAGTGGCCCATGGTGTCGCCTTCGTACTTGAGGGCTGACTCCAAATTCTTTTGCCTATTCTCTCTAAACTCTTCAACGGCTTTTTGCCATTCTTTGGGTTCAAGATGGCGAATTGACTCTTCAAACTTATTGCTGTCAGGAGCCGCCAACTCAATCCATTGGTAACCCTCATCGCCATAGTCCTTATACACAGGCATTCCTTCAGTGGCCTTTATCTTTGACTCGGCCATCCTCTTTGCCATCTCTTGATCGTACTCAGCAGTACGGCGCACGGCTTGTTCCATGCTGACCTTGTTGAGCTGTTCGGGGCGAATACGTCCAGCGGCTAAGTCTTCACGCAGAACATCAACAATATGACCAAAGCCACCTCTGTCCTCTAAGCCAAACTCAAATATGTTTTCCTCTGGATCAAGTTTATCCATCCAAGGATTTTTGCTTCTAGATAAGTTAGTTTGCTCTTTAACTTTTCTTCCAAAAATAGATTGGTCAGCAATAGACTCCCATCCTTTGCCCATGGGTGTGGTTGCCATTCCCTCTTCTGGGAAGCCAGCCTCACTCCTTTCGCGCCTAACGTGTGTAGGAGCAAATTGCCTATCAGTTAAAAAAGATTCGGGTAAATGGCTAATTCCCTCGTCGGCCAGTTTTCGCACTGGATCATCTGGGGTTGCCATTTGTTTCTTGACGTAATTGGTTAAGTTGCTATCAACCCAATTCTGAATGGCGGGATCTTGGCCTCTAATGAGTTGATCTCTAACAATCCCTAGGTTGCCTCTAAAATTACCACCCTTTGGCTTAACAATTGGCAATGCCAGCCCCTGCTTGAACATGTAGTCTTCAAGGGCTTGGCCAACCACAGGCGTTGCAACCTTAACTGCTTGCTTGGTAGCTTGTTTGGCGGCTGGCCCCATTACGTTCTGCAAAGCAACAGCTTCAGGCATAACAGGAGGCAGCTTGTATTTGGTTTCTAGTTGCTCCAAGAAGTTAGCCACATTACCAACGTAGTCCATGGCTTTCTCCCTAGTAGGGATGTACATGCGCTGGTTAATGTATTCTTGGGCGGCGTCTTCGCCTTTAATGGCTCTAGTAGGCAGCGATCCGACAGTAGCCAGTATGCCAGAGCCAAAGGTTCTAGCAGCCTCTAAAGCAGCATAGGCTTTGTCTAGCGGCGATAGCTTGGCATCCCTAGCAGACTTCTCACGAAGTTGCTCATCTATAAGTCTCTGGCCCTGCAAAAGGTTTGCGCGGGTCGGCACATCAAATGGGATGCCTTTATCGGCCATGGTTAACCTCAGTGTGTTTGTAGTTCGCCAGCTCGGCGCTTCACACAAGCATCCAAGTCATCTTGAATCAGCTTGATGATCTCTTCCGTCACTCGCAACACATACACGTTCTGGTCGTTACCAATTGGCTCTTTGTAGAAACGAAGGATAAATTCGTCAGCAACATTTAGTTCAATAAAGTTTTTCATTGGGTTTTAACCTTTCAGGACTACATCATACTCTTTAAGCAAAGGTTTGGCTAGGGTGGATATTGATCCTGCCCGCTCCGAATGTACGATATGTTGCTCGTATATCCCAAGTGCCCATGAGGGATTGATTCGCTTATACATATGGCCTAGTTTCTTCCACCTGAGTTACCTTATGCTTTACCAGTCGGTCAATCAACGCTGGTCGCCTTTTGCTCGCGGGTGTAACGAGTGCGGTGTTTATTGGGTTCAGTCCATGCAGACCATTTAGCTGACGCGCCCTGACGGCTGTCTCGGTAACAAAAAAGCCACTTACTACTGCCCCGTAGTGGTTCCCCAGTAGCGGGGCGAGGCATGAGTAAATGGCTTCATCTTGTTGACCACTACGACAACAACGCCATTGTACATTGGCAAACAACAGGGTGTCAATTAACCTATTAGGTTATCAATGTCCAACTGGTTATCTATCCATGTTGACAGGCTCTCGCATAGTCTCTCAATAGCCTCCTGACCGTTGAGAGGATCGTTGAGCAGCTCTCTCAATGCTCTGTGGTCAGCCACTATCTCAAACCTGCCATCACATAAGTGAGTGGTCACTATCTCATCATACTGCATAGGGGTTCTCTTTCCGTTTAGCCATTCCGCTGTCATAGTAATCGTCTTCGTCATAAGCCTCTGGGGCTGGGCCATCAATGTCGATCCATCCAGCATCACGCAGGAAGCGCAGGGCCTGGGATGTCGAATCGACGAAATCATCATGGGTTGTATCAGGAAACGCACAGAGCTGGCTCAGTAGGGGTTCTACCCAGTCCTTCACGTACCGTGGGCGCTGGCTGCTCTCAGGCATCCAGACTCTGCCTCTAGCGAACAGCGAGGATATGACGTTCAGGCGCTGCATCTTGTCAGCTCGACCAGGGTTGTAAGCCCTTACAGGCAAGTGCGCCCTCTGCAAGTCTTGGATCAGGCTGATACCTGCTGACTTGTCCTCAATCAAGATCAAATCCACCCGCTTCTTTTCTCGTCCCTCTCCATACACCACCTCGTACTCATCCAAGACCTTTGGGCGCAGATCGGGGTACTGTAGCCTGTCTTGCCAGCAGTCGATCAATAAAACGCTCATAGGGCCGTCTAAGGGCTTGAATACGCCCCATGTGGATGCCGCAGTAGGGTCGTTCACCGTCTTCTCGCTGGTAGCCACGTCGTAGCTTTGCAAGATGTACTCAAACTTGGGGAACTCTCTAGAGGTTGGCCATAGCTTAATCATGTCTCGCTTGATGATGCCAGACTCTTCAGGGTCGATGATCTCGGCGTGGATCTCCTGCCGACCCAGCTTAGTGCCCTCGTACTGGAGGATCTGCTTCTGAAAGCTTGGGGCAAGGTTAGCTAGGTTGGTGTAGGTCGAGGCTGTAGTAACACAGACATCATCACCATCTCTGCCCACGAGGTCTACGATCAAGTCTTTAGGTCGAGGGGTGGTCGTACACAGTATGCGTGTCTTCTTGCCCAAGCGCACGGAGAATTGGATCTGATCCCAAGCGTCTTGCAGGTAATCCCAAGCGGCAAGCTCATCACACCAGGCACCGTGCCATTGGCCACCACGAAAGCGTTCAGGCTCGGATGCGGGGATGCCTTTAATGAGGGAGCCGTTCACCAGTCTGATCTCGTGATAGCTCTTGTTGTAGTCTGACATCAGCTCTTTGGGGATGACGTTGAGCAGTCCTGAGTCGCCCTCAAAGCATGTACCCCTTACGTCTGAGCTTGTGGGGGCAGCTACAAGCCAGCGGGTGTTGGGTTGTTTCCATGCCCACCAACCAATCTGCTCCGCGGCAGTCCTAGTCTTACCGGCTCCGCGGCCCGCCAGGAGAAGCCATATGCTGTACCAATCCCCATGGGGGAGGATCTGATGCTGGTGAGCCTGAGTCAACCACCTCATCCTCCATGCGCTTGCTACTTGCTCTTCTGTACTAAGCGTTGCAAACGCACTTTGGAACTTGGGGTCTTTCAGCGTCTCAATCAGTTGTTCCTGCATTCTGTCGAGTGAGTTCGATGTTGTCTATCAGCGCGGAGATTAGCCCTTGAGCCTCTACCTTCACCTCTACAGGGTTCTCCTTATCCCCGCTAAGCTTGACGTTCTCTCTCCAGCTATCAGGGAAGCGTGCAGCCATTGATCTGCCATACAAAGATGCGTTGATGTTGCCGCTATCTTTAGTCCCCACGAGGTAGGCTTGGCCCTGATCTTCCCACCACATTTGTGAGTGAGTGTTCGCTAACTCTAAGGCGTGAAGAAACTCCTCGTGCTCAGTCCTCCAAGTGCATAGAGTGCGATAAGAAACACCCAAGCTTCCCGCTATGTAGTGGAAGCTCTTACCCTGCTTACCTAGCTCTATGGCTATGTCGCAGAATGATGGGTCGTACTTTGTGGGTCTGCCACCTAAGTTAGTGGTTACTTCTTTTGTCTTGGCCATATGCTCTCAATGACTCCTTTGCGCTGATTTTAACCCATGTTGCGTTTGGTGTGTAGTCTTTTCTCGCCTCTGTTGGACAACTTCCACTTTGTGTTAGCCCAGCTACCCTTACTCCTTGATTCCTGTAGAGCCTTGCTGGATCTCTGCGAGGTAGTGGCGGATTTCTTGAGTTCTGGGGTGATTTGGCTTGGGCCTTTCCAATCGAATGCGCTCATTGTAACTTTCTCGTCTTAAAATGTGGTTAACTTTGGGAACACTATGACAACAATCATTGCCGATTTAAAGCTAGGTCTGATGGTGGCAGACTCCTCTATTACTGATGGCGACAGAATTTGGTTTGGTCAGAAGGTCTACCGTCATAAGGGTTTTCTCCTTGGCTTTGCAGGTGATGTGGATGAGTCTATTCAATTCTTGTCGTGGTGGAAGATTGGCAAGAAGGGGAAAACACCTAAGTTCTCTAACTCCGAGGCGCTTGTGATGGGCGCTGGCACGTTGGTATACTACGCTAAGTCCTTGATTCCTATGCCTATTTCCAGCGGCATTGAGGCTATCGGCACCGGAGGCAAAGCTGCTATCTGTACTTATGAGGCCCTTGGTTGGGTCAATCCTGTTAAAGCTGTGAGGCTTGTGTGTAAGCATGATGCTGGCTCTCGCGCACCTGTTCGTACCTATAAACTGAAAGGTTCCTGATGCATTCATCGCTATACGAATTTTGCACCGTGCGTCAATTGGAATACTTGGAGGCTGTAGAGAAACATGGAAGCGTTAGATCAGCAGCTAGACATTTAGGGGTTAGCAAGAACACAATCAATGAGGCTATAGCTTCAGTCAAGAAAAAAGCTTCGTTTAGAGGCCACTCCCCTGATCATGACATGACTCACGTAGTCCCCGAGGGCTACACGGTTAAGGGTGTCTCTACTTACTACGATCAAGATGGCAAGCCTAAAGGTCAATGGGTAAAGTCTACAGTAGACGCACAGAAGAGAGAAGAATTAACCAAATTGGTTATTGAGCAGCTTTCACAAGAAATTAAAGGACTGTCGCCCATACTCAAAGCCCCCAAGTATTCGCGTGATGATACTTTAACTGTTATCCCGATTGGCGATCCACACTTCGGTATGTACGCTTGGGCTGAAGAGGCTGGAGAAGATTTCAATTCTGAGCTGGCTCGTGATCTAACTCTTGGTGCCGTTGACAGGCTCATGAGCTGTACACCTGAAACAAAGACATGCGTGATTATACCACTTGGAGATGTGTTTCACGCCAATGATCAGTCCAATATGACCCCAGCCCATAAGCACCAGCTCGATGTGGATAGCCGCTTTGTGAAGGTGTTGGGCATAGGCATAGAAGCCTACAGACACTCTATCCTGCGGGCTTTGGAGAAACATGAAGAGGTCATTGTCAGGTTTGTGGCGGGTAACCACGACCCACAGGCTATTTGGGCGCTGGCCTTTACCATCCAAGCCTACTTCTCCAACAATCCGCGGGTGACTGTAGATCTGTCTCCCTCAAAGTTCTGGTTCCATCGCTTTGGAAGCGTCTTAATCGGGGCTACACACGGCGATACGTGCAAGCATGACCAGTTGCTAGGGGTGATGGCTTGTGACCGCGCTGAGGACTGGGGACAGACCAAGCACAGGTATTGGTATACAGGACACGTTCACCATCAGTCGGTGAGAGAGTACCCTGGCGTTGTATGTGAAAGCTTCAGAACCCTAGCAGCTAAGGATGCATATGCTGCGGGGCATGGTTACCGTGCTGGGAGAGACATGGTGGCTATTATTCACCACCGTGACCACGGTGAGGTCGAGCGTCACAGATGTGACCTCGGGATGCTCAAATAAGAGCTAGATGCCGCTCGGCAATCTCTAGATCAATTGCTTGGCCAGTCAGGCTGTAGTTGATCAAGTGGTTGGCAGCAATCAAAGCGGCTTGTTTGTCCAAGACCTTACGCTCGCTGCTTTGTAGCAGGGGCATAAACTCTGCGTCCTTTACGGGGAAGCCGAGAGCAACGAAGCCAGGCGAATAATCGTCCATGCAGGGGGCCATTCCAGTCATAACTCACTCCTTTAAGTAAATTTCAGAACGTAACACTTCAATTTCATCTAACAAACGATTGATCACATCACATGCATCCAGTAGAAGGCTGTTGACGCCTTTCTCTTCCCATGCAATAAAGTCGTATTTGTTTCTCAAATATTGAATCTGCTCATCAGTCATGCTTGCACCTCACAAATTTTTGAAATCACGTTCATCACGTCTTTGTGGGCCATTTGCTCGCCAATCAAATATCCAATAACGAATATTGCAATGGCGGCGATCATGACATCTGACCTGTTCATTCTTCTATCCTTGATAGAGCGGCCTCCAGCACCTCTTTGATGTAGTTGAGTCCATCGTCCATCCGTTCACTGTCTAATCGACGCTGGGTCGAATTTAGCTCGTGGTAGGCCTCTCGGATAGCACTCCACGCCTCGTGAGCATAGTGGGCCTCTCGGAACTCAAACTGGTCGTCATACGTCACTACTATCTGCTTCATACGTCACTCCTGGTGTATACAACTTACCTTCGGCTATTGCACTCTTCAGCATATTCACAAACGCATAATTTAAAAGATAGTTGATGGCTTTGGAGTCGATGTTCTTTAACAAGATATCGGCGCTGCCATCTTCATTCTCTTTTATAACTTCAAGTTCAATTTTAACATAGTCGGCAAGACTTGTGCTAGTTTTTTCGTTCATGATGTCATTTTCCATAGTCCAATGTTGCTAAATGCATAACCCGCGTAAGCGATGGCCATGCCCATATTACCTTTGTACCCTTGCTCGATGGCCACAATCGTGTAAATCAAACCCGTGGTTGCAATCAGCCAGCCGCTCATAGTGGAACCTCCTGGCAATAGCCCAGCATAAACAAAACCACCACAAAGAGGCTGAACATACCTATGTGAGCAAACACTAACCTAAAGTAATGTGCTACCTCATAGACTCTAGGTTGATGTTGTTTTAACCATTGGAACATGACTTGTCCTTTAGCTCTTCTTCCTCTGTCAACCATTGACGCACGTAAAAGTGTTTGCCCAAGTCTTCTATCTCTTCTCTTGGATAACCATTAGCCACTAACCATTCGTACAAGTCCCCGTCCTTTTCTGTATCAAAGACTCTGGGGAATCCGTACTTCCAGCCGCTGGGGGGATCAATCCACTTTTTCATATTTGTCCTTAAATTTCCTTTGATGGCACATATCTTCAAAGATATTCCACAGCTTCTCGTGCCTCAGAGAGTTGAGGGTGATGAGTCCCAGCAAGGCGTTAGCCATGTCATCCTGAGACAGCTCTGGCCCATTGCATACACGGTCAAAGAGCAGGTTTAAATCACCCTCCATGTCCGCCCGAAGGATCGCTTGTTCTAAATCAAATCTATCGCTCATACATTTTTGTCCTTTGGTAGATCAAGTATGTCTTGTATCAAATGAAAGCCGCCATCCTGCCTCTGAACAGCAGCCACTACCCCAATGCGGCCATCGTCCATCCAGAATGCCTTGATTGAGTGCTTGGGAAAGTCTGAAGACGGCTCTACAGGCTTCTCTAAGTTAAGAGTGATGTTCATGCGTTCTTCTCCTTGAGTTTGGCTTGAATGTCTCTAGCAAATTTTTTATAGTCATTCAAATCAAATTCGTTGTGGCAATAAGGTACAAGAAAATCAAATTCCTCATCCGTCAGCCCTACCCATTCACGCTTTGTATGTGCATATAGAGGGATATGAGGAGGACACCATCCTTCGGGCGGCTCCTTTCTGTACACATCACCTTCTGCATCCATCCACGCAACAGGCTCCTGCCTCTCTGCCTTTGGCACCTGAAACAAAAAACCAGTTGGTGCTGTCATGTTCTCTCTGCCAGCGGTTCCGTTGCTTGTGTAGGTCACCTGTTTCTCTGCCTCTGAGATGGCTTGGCGTAGCCCTTCTGCGATTTCGTGTTCGTCTTTTGTCTCTGCGTTTGCCTCAATGTACTGAAGCGCTTGTTTGATTAATTCAATGCTCATGCTTGTCCCTTTGATCTAATTAACACCGAACACCGATATGCTCCGTTTGCATATTCAATGGTGTTTTCGTCACTCACAAGTTCATCGCACAACTTTGCACAGGCCTCACGCTCTTTCTCCGCTACCAGTTTGGCAAAGCGCTCAAGGTCAGTAATATGCACATCAGCATTCCCATACGTGGGCGAAAACCACATCTCTCCGTCTGCCATCAAGTCAGACTGTTTAGCTAGTTCAATAATTTCAAGCATGTTTGTTCTCCATTTGCGAATCACTTTTGTATATAGAAACCAGCAAATAAAATAAACGCCAAGAAACAAGCCACAGCAAACAGACCCTTAACGATCTGTAGGTTCTGATGCCGCCGCCAGTTCTTCTCAAAGACCAGTTCGGATTCTCTGAGCTTCTGTTTTAAATCTGATTGGATAGTCATAGTATTTCCCCGTAGTAAGAAAGGATTTGTTTGTAAGCGCCTTTCAATGCGCCGATGTGCTGCTTCTCAATCTCAGGCTCGTTTGAGAAAACGGGAATAGTCTCTGTCTCCAGCATTTCAAGGTCATGCCTCAAACGCTCAATGAAGATGTCGTCTACAGTGTCGTTGTCAATTTCAATAGTTAGTTTCATGTTAGTCCCATAGTGCTTCGTAATACTTGCCGAATAAGCGAAAGCCGTTCTTGGCTCTGACCCCATTAGCCGACCATAAATCGTATTCATCCAAATCCGTGTCCTTGAGCTTGTACTCAAAAGCCCAAATCATTTCATTCATCACCCAGTCCCACCGTTTAAAGTGGTTGGCATCAATATCCCACACGCACTCTTTGGGCGGAGCAGACGTAGACTTAAGCCGCTCGGGGACATCCTCATCATCCACAATAGGAGCGCCATGCTTTACCCTATCTAGCTGCTTGAGCATAGGCAGGATGATGTGAGCTAGGGTGGTATCCATACCCCATACGTCCCACTTGTCTATCTTGACGTAAGTAATATTTGGGTAAATTCGATCCAAGAAATTCCGCACGCCCTCACACAATGGACGCAGTCTGTCGGCCCACTTCTCTATCTTTGGCTCATCGTAGTCAATCTCCCGCCAGAAGAAAACCTTCTCCAGGATCGTGTACGGCGAGACCCAGTGGTCTCTATACTTACTAATGTAGACTTTCATACTTGCCTAAAAGGTAAATGGCGCTAACTTGCTCAACAGGTAAATGGTGCCGATAGTGATGAGGGGGCCTAACACCGCCAATATCATGATCAAATAGCACATCAAAAGTATCTTCATTTGTCCCACACTTCGTTTTCTTCAAACTCAAACCACTCATAGATCTCGTGCATGATGGCGTCCCGCAGAACAAACTTAATCTGATCGTCTGTCGGCTCATCAGTATGCTTGTAGGCACGAGCCAAGCCATAGGTAATGCCGTTCTCAATGCACATCTCAATCACCGCTTGCTCTTTAGGTTTCATCTTTCCCTCCAATACGTTCTTTCTCTAGCCGCTGCACCTCTAAGATGGCATCGCGCTGTTTGGCCATGCTGTTTAGGAAGCATTCTTTGTGGACGTACCGACCCAAGAAGGCCGACTCTTCACTGCGCTCTACAGGCTTATCGCAAAGAAAACAGTTCATGTTTAACTCCTAGTTAAGCAATTAGAACATCTTTATTTGACTTCTTCAACCGTAATGACGTAATTTTTTCCCTGCATGTCCATCACCTCAATGGTCTTCTTAGAGCTGACCATGCGCCCTTCGGCGTCCACGTCAAACTTGATAGAGCCAACCAGCTTGATAAGACCCTCCTGGTCATGCTCCAGCAGGGCTTTCTTGGTTAGGTGGCTGATGTAGTCACAATAGGCAAACATGCTTTCTCCTTCTTGAAATGGGCGTATTGGATTGGGTTGTGCAGGTACAAGGCTACCTCTGAAATGTCCTCAAACTGCACGTCAGCGGTGCTATTGATAATTTGGAGGGCCAGCTCCAAACCAGCATCAAGCCCTCTTCTGTATTCGGTTCTATTGTCCATGTTAAGCCTTTGGTGATACGCGGATAGAAGCACCTTTGGTAGTGTGCTTGGCAATTTGTTCGGGGGTAGCACCCAGCTCTGCTAACAAAGCTTTGTAGTCTACGGTAGTGGTGTTGACCAAGCTTACGGTTACACCGTATTGCTCGCCGCGGTGGTTGCCCTCACCCAGCTCATTGGCAATTTGGTCTTTCAGCTCTTTGCACTTGGCGGTGAGGTCTTTGACCTGGCGATCTAACACAGCCAAGGTGTCGATGGGGTTTGCCAAGCTAAGGGCAAGGGATTCAGCGGTAGTAATTGCGTTCATATCTGTCTTTCTATCGTTACCTGCAACATCGCAGTGGTTGTATCTTAACTCAAAGTTAAAGGATTACAAGACTTTTTTCTAAGTATTTTCCCTAGGTTCTACTATTTCCCAACGGCTACCTTCCCAAGTCTCAGGGTCACGGTCATAGCAAGCTGCTTCATAAGCCTCTTGCCTGGTGAGGTGGTACTTGATCTCTAAGAACTCTTGCCTGTCCACTAATTCGTTGTAGTTCATCTCAAATCTCCTTGCTAATCCATAATTTTGATCCAACTTTCTCGGCCCAGAATTGGTCGGGGTGTAGTGCCCAATCATTGCCAACTTCGTCAGTTGGCTTTGTTACGTTCATACAAAAGTAGTCACCTCCCGCAGTAAAAATCTGTTTTTTTGTGCGGGTTGATTGGTACTGGTACTCGCTTTTAAATTGTTGGTTTGACTCATACTCCAATCCAAGAGTTGCTGCAACTGCTTCTAGGCGGGTCATCTCAAACCTCCTTGGTGATCAGATACTCGTGGGCGTAGTCCAAAGACTCCACGGCGGCAACAATGTGGTCTTGGTGAGCCATAGGGCTACGCATCAGCTTGGCGGTCAGAGCCGCAATGATTGCAGCAGCAGCCTCTTCTGTGATCTGTGTGGCGTCCAAGCCGTTGATGGCGCGTAGGGCGTTTGCTGCCACCATAAAACCGTGTTCCATATCGTCCATTTTGTTTCCTGTTTGTATATATGTTGGTTGGGGCCGAAGCCCCCGCTGGTTTACGCTAAGTCCAAGTCCTTGATGTCTTGCTCAGAGGCCAGTCTGCCGTTGGCGGCAATGCTGTACTCAATCTGCCCAAGGGTTGGCTTGTAACAACCATCGTAGTCTATCCACTGGCCACATTGACGAGTACCCTCAAACCATATGACCAAGATGTTGAAGCGCGATATTGAAGCAACTGTGTAGACCTGTGCGTCTTTGTGGTCACCACGGACGATCAGTTGACCGATGCTAATTTGTTTGAGTGTGAGAGGTTTTGGCATTTTCGATTTCCTTCGCTTGTATCGTTACCTGCGACATTGCAGTGATAGGAAGTTTAACCGAAAGTTAAAGGAATGCAAGGACTTTTTGTAGATTTTGCAAAAATATTTTCTAGGTGTTTACCCTAACTAGTGTCCAATCCAACAATTCTTGCTGGGTGATGCCGTAGTGCTTCTCAAATCCCTTGGTTCCTAGACCGTGAATGCCTGTGTTTCCCCTGTGGTGCTCTACGCAAAAGGGCATGACTGTTAGATAGTCTCCCTTACCCCAGCCCCCAGTTCTAAGG